AATGTACCAGCATATATCACAGTATATCTTTTGACCCACAGATAAGGAAAAAATATGAGCAACTTAAAAAGGATATGGTCGCTGAAGTCGGTAAAGAAAAGATCACAGCTCCAACGGCAGCGGCACTGGCGAACAAGCTCCTCCAATTCACATCGGGCGCCGTTTATTCAGAAGATGGAGAGGCGCATGAAGTGCACCGTGCTAAACTGGAATGTCTTGAGTCGATCATGGAAGAGTCCTCCTCCCCTACGCTTGTCTTCTACCACTTCAAGCACAGTCTGCAAAGGCTTCGGCTTACTTTCCCGGACGCCGTGGTCATGGACGATGACAACATTGCAGCGTGGGGTCGTGGCGAGATTCGTATGCTACTCGCACACCCGCAATCAGGGGGAATCGGGCTTAATCTCCAGTGCAACGTTGGAGAGACAGCACAAACCGTCTGGTATGACCTACCGTGGAGCTCAGAGAACTACATCCAGGCCAACGCCAGGATTTACCGCCAAGGGCAAGAAAAACCGGTTATCATACACCACCTGACCATGGCCGGCAGCATCGACGAGCAGGTCGTCAAGGTACTAGACGGAAAAATAAATTTGCAGGACGCCCTGCTAAACGCCCTAAATTTTGCATTAGTATAAGCATGGATAAATTAGAACTCTTTAACAGCATTATCGGCGTCATTACCCCCGTCAATTCGATGGGGGCAGTGGCAACATCACTTGACCAATCACTGGCAGATACAGGCTTAGACAGCCTCGACCTGCTAATGATGGGCATTTACCTCAGTGACGTATACGGCGTATCCGAGGAGGTTGCTAAGACAATGCAGGCCACCACGGTAAACGACATGTTTGTGTTTATGGAGCAACAAGCAACCAAAACACCGACTAGCGTCCGCGAGGCTATAGAAAGCCTAAAGTGAAAATATATTTAACTAAGTGCAATACACTGGCCACAACGGATACCGAAGTATTAGAAGACATCGATTTTCCGCAGCGCGTACACTGGTTTCCAGAGACATACAACCGAGTAGAAAGTGGACTATTTTATGTGCCTCATCGTGTGGCTGAGAAAGTTATTACAAAAGACGTCATTGACTTCGTTAAGAGTAGGCCGGTTTATGGAAAGTCGGCTTTTATACTGGCTGGCGGCTCTCAAAATTGGGCGGGCGAAAAGCAAGTAAAGGATCCAAAGCCAAGCAGGCTAAGGTATACGTATAAGCTGCCATTGATTTCTATGACACAAATTTACGCAGGCAAGATTGCGTCTTTGTTTGGCATATACGATTACGTTACAACCGACGCAAGCGCTTGTGCTTCTAGTCTTAAGGTAATGACGGACGTGCGCAACCTAATTGATAATTTGGGATTTGATCGCGTAGTAGTATTGACCCTGGAAGATCAAGTATCGATTCCGACACTAGAATTTTTTGGCAAATCTAAAGCCAGCATTTTGCTGGAAGACGAAAAGAAAGGCGCCGTACCATCGGCGTTTGATTCAACGAACGGCGGCTTTGTGATTGGTCAGGGGAGTGCTCTTGCTGTATTTGAATCTGAAAGAGCAGTCAACAAAAATAAGCCGTATGTGTTGGCAGAATTACTAAGTGCAAATATATCAGGCGAAGATATAACTAACCCAATTGGTCAGCGCCCCGACGGAATGGGTTATCAAAATGCTATCCGTGGAGCAATTGAAATGGCTAAGATAAGCCCCAGCGCAATTAAGCTGGTAAAGACACACGGCACTGGGACGGCAAGTAATAATTTAGCAGAAAAAACAGCACTACTGGCAACACTAGATAAATTTGTAGCTACATCATACAAACAGCACATTGGCCACACCGTAGCCGCAAGTGGTTTATTGGAAACTTGTTTGTTATTGCAGTCAATTAGCACACGACACAAAGTACCACCGATAAAAAACAGGACTGAAGAGGATAAAGTCTTTTTATCAGAAGAAACATACGCCCCCGACGGGTTGTTGTTGAGCCTTGCCGCCGGCATGGGCAATATTTATGCAGCTGCAATTTTTAACTACACATTATGAGAACAAAAACCAAACATAAAGTAAGCGCAGTAGCCCCTAGACTATCAGATGAGGACGTGGATCCGATTGAACAGGATGACATTGAAAACTCATCTATGCAGGTTGTTGAGGGCTGGCAGCCATGGGATTTAGAAGACATAGCGGACATTCGCCGCTTAATCACCGACAAAATGCCAGTCAAGCAACAGTTTATTATTGGGGGTTTTTTGGATGGCCTGTCGTACCATGACCTGGCCGTAACAGAAAAATATTGGCGCTACCACTTTGCTAAGGGGGTAGAGTTCATCAAGAAGGAGCTGGGACTATGATTCATTTTGTTGTAGAGCGTATATACAATGGCTACCCAATGTTTGAGATAATTACCGGCGTAGAGGACGTTGACCTCAATAGTTACCCCGGGTTTCAGACGGTCTGGGTATGCGATAATTTAGAAGAGGTCACCGCAGTAGAAAACGAACTAAGGAGAAAGCACAATGCACGACGCAGTTAATAAGCCCAAGCACTACCTCAGCCATCCGTCCGGCATTGAGTGCATCACGATCACGGAGCACATGGGGTTTTGTCTTGGTAACGCAGTTAAATACATTTGGCGCGCAGACGAGAAACACGACGCAGTAGAAGACCTGCGCAAGGCCAGGTGGTACATTGATCGCGAGATCGAAAAGAGGACAAAATGTTAGGGTTTATTTTTGTATCAGTAATGTGTATTGGGACCAGCTGCGACTTTGTCACAAGCACGCAGGCCATCACACAAAAGCACTGTAATAAAATGAAAGAGCAATTTTATTCGTTGCCGTTTAAGCCGGAGGTAACTATTGCCGCGGCGACGTGCGCTGTATTTAATAAAGGAACTGACGTATGAAGATGCAGATTGATGTGCCAGACGAGTTTATAGATCAGCTAGTAGAGCACGAACTAATTTACTCCTACAAGATGGTAAGCCACGAACTTAAGAGACTCAAAGAATTAAAAAAGCCAGCACCCCACCAACAGGAAGACATTGTTGATTTAACAAAGTACCTGGAGGCATTGATGGTCGTAGGTAACTGGTTTGTCTGGCAATTTGAAAAAAAGGTAAAAAAGAAATGAAAAAATATACACACTTTGATTTAGAAGACGCGGTATACAAGGCATGGCAAACCAGCGATGACCTTGAGACGCTGTACAAGTACCATGGCGACGCTGAAAAGCCAATGACAGAGGACGAAGTAGCAAACACGTTGATTGGTCTTAAGCAGCTACATGACATGCGCTGCTGGCAATTAATGGACATGCTGACACGAGTCTTTGAGTTGAACCAGTACTGCACCGACCCAGAGAAATTAGCGGCAAGAGATGCAATATTAAAACATGTAAATGAAATTAAACCAAAGAAGAAAGGAAGTAAAAAATGAGCGAGAAGGAGCTACCGTCGGTGGATGACTTTGTGGTTAACATTGAGATGTCGGTAAAGGAAGTAAACGGACTACTAAATGTTCTTAACACCCCCAACCAGGTACCAACCACGACCTACGTGGCATTTATTAATTTGATCCAGCAGCAGGCCGGTCCCCAGGTACAGCAGGCCAAGGATAGTTTAGAGGCAGTAGCAAAGGCACAAAATGAATCTAAAGCAACTTCTTAAACGGGCGGGGGTCAGTAACAACGTCATAGCCGAGGTGGAGCGCAAGGCCAAGATGACGACGGCCCAGCAAGAGATCGAGCACCAGGAAAAGGCCGCGGCGATGGCCAAGATGATGCTTAATGATGTCATGCCGCACCTGCACAGCGCCCTAAACAAGACACCCCCGTCTAAGCCAAAAAAGACAATTATTATCCCGGATTAGATGTAGGGCGGTTTTAGTTAGTATTTTGCATTAGTATATATAGGACACGTCGAGAGACGCCTCCTATCCAGACCCTGATCGTAAAATAAGATCACAGGCTGCCAGCGCGCCTGCATAGAACACTGGCACTTCACACACAACACACAGGAGATTTACAATGAACCCATTTGAACTATGCTACTCCGTATTCCAGACTGCTAAAGACTTCTTAGAGCAGCAGTACAAGGCCAACCTAGCCGCGTTTGACGCACTAGACAAGGCAGCCAAAAACGCCGCCGAATTGGCGCCTAAATTCCCAACCGTGGAAGAGGTAATCGAAAAGGCAGTAGAGATTAACAAATTTGTTAGCGACGCCAACGAGCGTGAGCTAACCCGTGTCGTTAAACGTGTTAACGGTATCGGCATCACGTTTTAAGGAAAAACCATGGCAGCTAAACCCGGCCTATACGCCAATATCCAAAAAAAGAGAGAACGTATCGCAGCGGGCTCCGGTGAAAAGATGCGCAAGCCGGGCGCTGCAGGTGCTCCAACTGCTAATAACTTTAAAGAGGCAGCAAAGACCGCTAAGCCTCCAAAGAAAAAGTAATGGCAACTAAAAAAAGTGCTCCATCGCTTGCAATTGGCCGTGGTGAGAAGCTGCCTGCGTCTAAGGGCGCTGGGCTTACCGCCAAGGGCCGTGCTAAGTATAATGCGGCTACTGGCTCGAATCTAAAGGCACCACAACCACAAGGTGGCGCGCGTAAGGACTCATTCTGCGCTCGTATGAGCGGCGTAAAAGGCCCGATGAAGGACGAGAACGGCAAACCAACAAGAAAAGCAGCAGCTTTGAAAAGGTGGAAGTGTGGCAGCTAAAAAATTTAAGTTTACTCCGGAACTGGCAAAGATTATATTAGATCTAGGCATGCAGGGCGCGTCCCAAAAGAGCATGTACGCCGCGATCAATATCAGCAAGGCCACGGCCGCTAAGTTAAAGCAAGAAGACCCATTCTTTGCTGAGACCATGGACATGGCCACCACGTACGGCCAGTCGTTTTGGGAGATGATGCTACTGGCAAACATCGACAACAAGGCCTTTAACAGCCGCGTGGCAGAGATTGCGCTACGGGGTCAGTACCCAGATGACTACAAGGACAACCGCGAAATCAAGGCCAACATTAAGCAAGAGGTAACGGTAGATTTTAATAAAGAAATCGGTGATTTGATTGCCGCCCTTAAAGTCTAACAATATATTTTTTTAGTTTTTCCCAATAAGGGGTCCGAAAGGGCCCCTTTTTTTGCATTAGTATATGTACGATTAAACAGACTTGAAAGACAAAAATGACAGCACACGCACTCCTCAGCGCGTCAGGATCCAAGCGATGGCTATCCTGCACACCCAGCGTTAAACTAGAGGCAACCCTCCCAGAACAAAAACGCGGCCCCGGAGCATTTGATTTCAGTCAAGAAGGCACGACGGCGCACTCACTGGCAGAGGCAAAACTAAGACACCATTTTGGACAAATTGGAACAGAGGAGTATGAAAATGAAATTGCAGCAATTAGAGAAACACCCTACTACAACGACGATTTCGAGGCTCACGTCGATAGCTACGTACTATACGTCCGCAGCCAAATCGGTGAGGGCGATACCCCGCTATTTGAGCAGCGCGTTGACTTCAGTGACTGGGTACCTGACGGCTTTGGTACGGCCGATGTGGTTATACTTTCTAAGCACGCCATTCGCGTCATCGACCTCAAGTTTGGGAAAGGAATTCCAGTCCACGCCCAAGACAACCCGCAGCTCCGTCTCTACGCACTTGGGGCCTACTCCAAGTTCAAAGAAGAGTACCCGGACATCAAAGAAGTCAGCTACACAATCCACCAGCCGCGCCTCGACTCAATCAGCACCGACGGCACCAGTATCGCCAAGCTCCTCGATTGGGCAAACTACTTCGTCAAACCCAAAGCCAAGAAGGCGTGGAGCGGCGCAGGCGAGTTCCTCCCTGGAGAGTGGTGTGGCTTCTGCCGCGCCAAAGCGCAGTGCCGCGCCCGGTCGGACTACAACACCGAGCTTGCCAAGCAGGATTTCAAAAGCCCGCGACTCCTTAGCGAAGAAGAAGTTAGCGAAGTCCTCGTCAAAGCCCAAAACCTAAGGACCTGGGTTAACGACGTAGAGGAGTTTGCGCTAACGCGTGCGGTCACAGAAAACATTGTGCCCCCAGGCTACAAGCTGGGCACCACAAAAACCCACCGTAAGATCTCTGACACGGCCCTAGCGGCCACCGTCTTAGTCGAGAAGGGGTTACCCTCAGAAGTTATTTGGGAGGCTCCTAAGCTCAAATCGCTGGCCTCACTGGAAAAGATTAACAAGCAGGTCCCCGCGTGGTTAGGTGAGCTAGTGCAGCGACCAGACGGCGAGCCAAAGCTAGTCAAGGTCAAGGAAGACGCTAAGGAGGACTTCGCATGAGCTCATGGCTAATTGGTGTTATTGGCGTGGTCTACTTTGCGGTAGCGATCGACCAGTTTATTAAGGGTGGTGTCGGTACGGGCATCATGTTTTTAGGTTACGCCCTAGGCAACGTAGGATTGGTAATCGTGGCTAAATAGGAGACAGAATGAAGGTAGCTTGCTACGGCTCGGAGTTTGAAATACCGGACCTTTTAATAGATAAATACGTTAAAGATTTTGATGGGCTACCTGGCAGCGGAAACAGAGAAAGCGTTATGGAGCTTAGGATGGCAATTGATGACATTCTGGACTACATAGCCGAAGAACCCGAGATGTTAGAAGAGGCTAGTATCAGAGCAGATTTTGTAAAGGCACTGGCAATGCAAGAGGCAATGGGGGAATTAGGTATTTTGTATGACTCTTAACTATTTCACATTGTGAAACTAAAAAGCAGTAGAAGTTTGCATTAGTATGTGTACGGGTAGACAGGCCAGCCCCGATTGAAGTCTGGTCTTTATGTTAAAAAGGTACTAATCATCATGGCATCAAAATCAATTAAAACCAAGTTTGTAACTGGCAAGGTTCGTTTCTCTTACGCTAACGTGTTCACTCCAGGTGAGACACCAAACGGCACCTTAAAGTATTCCGTTTCAATCTTAATCCCCAAGTCAGACACAGACACGGTCAATCGCTTTAAGAAAGCATTTGAGGATACCAAGACAGCCAACGCCGCGGTATGGGGTGGCTCAGTTCCTAAGTTGCTTAAAGGCGGCTTGCGTGACGGCGACGCAGAAAAGGATGACCCAGCGTACGCAGGTCATTTCTTTATCAACGCCAGCTCCAACGAAAAGCCAGGCATTGTCGACGCCGATCTAAACCCAATCATTGACACCAGCGAGTTCTACTCCGGTTGCTATGGTCGCGCCTCGATCACATTGTATCCGTACGATACAAGCGGCTCCAAGGGCATTGCGGCAGGACTTAACAACGTCCAGAAACTAGAAGACGGCGAGAAGTTCGGTGGCTCTACCACAGCAGCGGCAGACTTCGCAGTATAAGTCGTTGTCGTACCCAGTAGGGCGGCCCGGCGTAGAAACTGCGTCGGGCTTTTTTGCCCTTTAATTAACCATATAACAAGAAAGACACCATGGATCAGTATCAAGAATATATCGCCGCCAGCCGCTACGCCCGCTACCAAGACGACAAGGGCCGCCGTGAGACCTGGGACGAGACAGTGCAGCGTTTCGTTAATTATATTTTTAGCCGTACACCCGTAATCTCCGCAAATTCTGCGGTGAAAGAAGAATTATTCTCCGCAATTAAAAATTTAGAATTGATGCCGTCCATGCGCGCCATGATGACGGCAGGAAAGAGTGCCGATCGTGATAACACCTGTGTCTATAATTGCTCGTATCTCCCGGTGGATGACCCCAAATCGTTCGATGAGGCGATGTTTATATTGTTATGTGGAACAGGA